GCCAGTAGCAGCTCCCGCAATCAAAGACGCGGCGGCGGATAGTGTGACGCCAGTCGCGGTTACTACGGTGCCAGCGCTTGCCGTGCCCGCGATAAATGATGCGGTGCCAGATACCGTTGCACCGCCTGCTACAGCCGCGCCAGAGGCCGCGCCATCAATTAGGCTGGCATTGGCCGTAATCGTCGCGCCAGGGGCTACAGCGGCGCCCGTAGCCGTGCCAGCAATAAGGCTTGCGTTGGTGGTAAGCGTTGCGCCCGCCGCAGTTGCGCTTGCCCCGGCGCTTGCCGCGCCCGCGATAAATGAAGCCGTTACGGTAAGTGTGACGCCATTTGCAATAGAAGCGCTAGTCGCGGGTTCAACAGGGATTAGCCCAAGCTCAATTTGGGCGCCGTCGAATAAGCGACGCGACCGCATAGTTTAGGTCTCGCCTACAAAAATTGATCCTGCAATCGGCATTGTCGCCGCAATAGACGTGTAGATGATCGAAAGGCAAGCGTCCGAGTAATATTCATTCAGAGCGCCCAAAAAATTGCCAGTCGAAATCGCGTCAAACTTATTGACGCCCATCACGTCATTTACCGCGAACATGGCCAGCGGCTTGAATAGGCATACGCCAAACAGTTGCGTCGTGCCAGAAGCCGCCGCGATGGTGACACCTTCCACTGACCGAACGCCCGTGTCCGCGCCTTCAAACGATATCGGGAGCAGCGAAGCATTTTCTCGCCAGCCGGTTCCGGCAATTTGCTGAGAAGGCGCTATGCGGTTTCCTGTGCCAGCTTGGTTAGTATATCGCACCGTGAAGCTGGTCGCTGCGCTTCCAACCTGCTGCTGCAAAATGATCGCTGCCATCACGCCTTCGCCGCCAGTGTAGCGGGTCAGGGCAGCGGTCGGCAGATTGGTTGTCTGTTCCACAGCGGAGTTCATCGTCAAGCCGCCGTTGATGTTCAGCAAGTCCACCACAATCGCCGCAATGCCTGCGCCAGCCTGACCGCCTGCCGCGATGTTGGCACCCAAGATAGTTGGACGCCCCGCGCCACTGTTCGGAATATTGCGCAGCGCCAAATCGCTAGTCCGGTCAAGCGCAACGCTTGTGGTTGGCGTCGCGGGCGTAGGCACAAAAAAGGGCCACGCGGCCACCAATCTCAACGTGCGCCCGCCCGAATTAGACATGAAGGACGCGCCGCGATTGCGGTCAAGCATTTCCTTGTATGCGCTAAGATCAGCGAGTGCCATGGCTATTTCTCGACAAAGGAGAAGCCGCCATAGATATCAGGAGCGGCGGCGGATGCTGGAAAAAAGAGCAGGGACAAACACATGTCATTAACATCGGGCGGCATCGGAAGGCCCGTTGTCCAATCCCGAATAGCCGCCATGCCAGCCGTTGCTACTGCCAGAGGCGGGAATGGGCGCGCAATGATAACGCCAAACTCGCCAGCCGTGGCCGTGCTGCCCGAAAGCGTGACACTCTCCACCGCGCGAACGCCTGTATCGCTACCTTGAAGCGGAAGCATAATCACGCGCGTTGCTTCGCGGTTATTGCTGCCACCAATCGCAACCGCCGTACTAATGCGGCCTGTGGTGCCCGCATCATTGGTGTAGTTCATTGTGATAGTCTGCGCTGTATTTCCTATTTGGGTGTAGATTTCCACAAAAACCACATTTCCGACCCCGCCCGTATTGCGCGTGAGCGCTGGGGTGGGGGTTGATCCTTGAACAGTTTGGGCAGTCGTAACCGTGCCGCTTAGACCGCCGATGTGGAAAAGGCGATCATACAAAGTGAAGACGCCAGCAACGCTTGACGCGAGACCAACCGTGAGCGCAAATTTCTCACGCCCGCCGCCTGCCGCTGTATAGGGCAATGCGCCTTGCGTGGTGCGCGTCGGAATTGCGCCAGTCGTCGGAATCGCACCGCCGCCCGGCATTCCATCATAGCGCCAAAGGGAAGCCATGCGGCCCGCGATTGGCGCGGTGGGGGCTGCGCCTGCGATGCGCGACGCCTTGAAATAAAATGGCGTCTCAGGGGTGCCGTTGTTTCCGCCTGTGCCTCGGTTAAGTAGGTCGGAAAGATCGGTTAGCGCGGCCATGCTCAGTCTCCCTGCCAGTTGATGCCGCGGCCTGTCGCGTGCGCCTGCGCCGCAATGATCAGTTCAGCCAAGTTCGTCAGGTTCTGGCCACTAGAAGACTCAATCTCGCCAGCTACCGGCTGGCCAAATTGCTGCAAAACGACAAAGCGGTTTGGTTCGACTAAGATGCGCCAATCACCGGAACTCGCAATATAAATGATCTGGTTCGGCTGTTCGATTATCTGCATCATTGCGCACCGCCCCTGCGCGCCACGCGCGCCGAAATTCCAAACACCAAACCAACCACCGCAGCCCACGCGAACCAATCGTCACGCATCGCACCCGGTCTGACCAATTCAGCCAGCACTAGGCGCAGCTTTTCAATCATCGTCAATTCTGGATGCGAAGCGTGGAAGCGTTCAAGGTGAACGTCGCGCCGGTTGCGGTGACGTCGCTGCCAAAGTCGTTCACCGCGATCAATTCATCAGCAGAGGAAGCGCCGCCGCGCGACTTGTAATAGACAGCCTTGCGCGCGGTGAATGTCGCACCGGTCCACGAAACCAGGCCCAGCGAAACGTCAAGCCGGTCATTGGTTGTGTCTTTGGTAATCGTGATAGCCGCAGTCACGCCGCCCGCCGTGTAGCCGGTGCCGGTAATCTCGTTTGTCACGTCGCTGCGCTTAGTGTGTGTGTCTTTGTTCTCGGTATAGCTGGACGTAACCAGCATCACGCGAATGGTGTCCGTATCAAGGTCAATGGCGCCGCGCGCCAAATCCTCGAAGAACGAATTGTAAATCAAGCTTGCCATTTCATTTGTCCTTTCGCGCCATCATCAACGCAGTCACTTCAATTGCAGAAAAGCGCCTGCCGCAATCGCGCCAAGCACCGCCATGGTCATTGCCTTAACGACTTGGCTCCACACAGTCTTTTTGGTGGAGCGCCAGGCGTCGAGAAGGTTCCGCAGTTCCTTCATATCTTCGCCAGCGTTTTCGTCATGCAAGCCAACAGACTGCAATGCTTCCCGCGCACCCTGTTTGGCAGCGCGCGCAATCATCTGTTCGATAACTTCGGGAGACATTGCGCGACGCTCTTCGGGCATGGCAGAACCCCAAAAAAGAAAGGCCGCGCGTCACCACGCGGCCCGTTAAATCATCAGACCGCTGGCATTTGTTCCGGCATACCGCGAACCACAAATGCAGTCATCGGCGTGCCAGTGCCATGCGTGCCACTGAAATCAGGCGTCAGGCGCACATAACGACGCCCGCCGATATACGAGATTTCCTGAATATCAGCCGCCGCCTTCGCAGCAACCAGCGAGCGAACAATCCCGCCAGCGGCCACAGCATGGCCAAGCACGTCAGCTTGAGTAACAACGTTCCAGGTGGAATTGTCGTTGCTATGTTCGAGAATGAACTCGATCTTGTTCGTGGTGGTGAAGGTGATACCACCGACGCCGATGTAAAGCATCACCATCGCGGCGCGAAAGCCGAGCAGGTCAACGCTTACCGGCGTAATATCGGCAGTGGCCGTCTGCGGTGCGACAAGCAGCGCAGTCGAAAGGTTGTCGTGAAGATCGCGATACATGGGAGCTTTCCTTTGCTTCCGAATGTGGGGAAAGAGGCGGGCGCCGTGCCCGCCTCAGATTGATCAGGTGCCGAAGCGGACAAATTTCACCGCTTCGAAATTGATGGCGCCGCCGCCGACCCGCTTGCGGAACTTGAAGAACACATACGGGTAAGCGGTGTATGGATCACGAAGCACCGACAGGCCAATCCGATCCACGATCAGGTAAGCCTCACGGAAGTCACCGAAGGCCATGGAAAGGCTATTCGCCCCCAGCGCCGGCATGTCTTCCGCTTCAACCACATTGAAGCCCAGGAGTGCAGAAGGCTGGCCCGCAACCGCCGCAGGCTGCCAGATGAAATTGCCTTGGCCGTCTTTCAACTTGCGCGCCTCGCGCAACACCGCACGGGAAGTCATCCATTGCGCGTTGTTGCGAAAACCGGACTTCAGCGCATAGACCACGTTCACCAGATCATCGACCGGGTTTGTATCGCCCGAGCGCGTGCGAAACGCGCCAGAAGCGCCCGTGTTGATGTGTTCGAACGTGCCCCAAGCTCGCGAAGCGTCAACCGTCGCGGCGGTCGGGTAGGACACCAAGCCGCGAGGCTTGCTGACACCATCGCCATTCACGAAAGCCGCATTTTCGCCGCGCGCAATGCGGTCGGCGCTTTTGGCGGACAGCCAGGCTTCAAGATCAAGGCGCCCGTCTTCCAGCACCTTCTGAGTGGCGGAAACAACGGACACGGCTTCATGAACCTGGATAGCCCACTTGCCGAGTTGCGCCGTCAAGTTTTCCGTCCGCACGGCGGTTTCGCCAACCCAGGCAAAGCCATTTTCGCCAAGGTCATTCAGGCCTTCCACCGCGTCAGTGCCGATGGACATGACCGACGCGACCTGGCGCATTGGGCTGGTTTCGTAAATGCGCGTCACGATCCGTCCGGTCGTGTCAGGCGTCACCAAATAACCGCCGTCAGGATCAGACCCAACAGACAGCGCCTTGGTTTCGGCTTCATCCGGGCGCGCCTTGCGAAGCGGGCCATTCATGCCGAACAGTGCGGACTTGTAGCCGCGCATGTCGTCAATAGTAACCTGCCGGCCCGTCTGGCGAGCGAATTCGACAGCCGCCTTGGTTTCGACTTCGGTGGCAGCGCCGCCGCTCAGGGCTAGGCGATTGGCCTTGGCTTCGATTTCATCAGACCGCTTGCCGGCAGCCTTGATTTCATCGCCAAGCTTATCAAGCGCGTCATTGATGCGACCAATTTTTTCGCTGGTCACAACATCCGCCGCGCCTTTCTGCAATTCGTTGATCTGCTGATCAACGCTTGCCTTAAACGCGGCAAAGGCTTCGCCCTGCTTTTCAATCAGGGACTTGATTTCCATATCCATTTTGATTGCCTTATGAGAGGGTTGCGATGTTCCGGCGGATCATTTCCGCCAGTTCAGCCGCGACCACCTCGTCACGAGGCGTCGTGTTCGGCACTTCAGCGTCACGCTGAAGCCATTTCTTGAGGATTGCGACAGCCCGCTTGGACTGTGCCGCCGAGAGCTGCCCTTCGTCGCGAAGAGCGTCCTCAATCTCTCGAATTTCATCAACTGACAGCGATTTAACCGCCGTCACGCGCGCCGCGTCATTCATGGGGAACGACACCAGCGAAACTTCCAACAGGTCCAAGTCCTTCAACAGCCGCGCACGGCGCCGGCCATCATACGCGTCAGACTTCACCCGGTATCCAATAGACAAGCCATCAAGCGCGCCAGCTTTGAGGTCAATATGAGCCTCGCGCCCGATGTTCTTTTCAGTCAGCAGCCGCCCGCGCACGCGCAAGCCGCGATCATCTTCCGCCATTTCTTCCCACACGCCGATGCGTTTAGTCGGATCATGGTCGGCAAGCATCTTCACGCCCTTTGCGCCACGCTCGCGCAACGTGCGCGCGAAGGCGCCACGCTCTACAATGTCGCCGCCTTCGTCACGGTTTCCAAAGACTGAGGCATAGCCTTCGAAAATTCCGTCATCGCCAAGGCTTTTGACGTCAAGGGCAAATTCAAGTCGCTGCATTGCTACTCTCCACACTTGCAGGCGTGGTCATGTTTGCGGGTTGTGGCAAGGCGTCCGCGCCTTCGATTGCGTCAAGGCCATCATCCTCTCGCACTTCATTCTGTGTCATCCAGGCCGGTGATCCGCCGCTTCCAAGCGCCTTTGCGTAGTATTCGGCGCGATCCTTTGCCGCACCGCGCATCAGACTTTTTAGGTTGAAGCGAATGTCCACATCTTCACCCGGCGCCAGCAAATTCGCCTCGGCAGATTGTTCAAACCTCGTCGCCCATGGCGCGATAGTATGAACCACATGCGCTATGAACATCTGCTCGGCGCTGGCATAGGTTGCCGTCTTGTCGCTGTGCTGCACCATCAAAGGAATGACGCGCATGTGACGGCAGATTTCCTCGATCTGGTGTTTCCGGGTTTCAAGATGCTGCGAATCTACGCCAGTCATGGTTTGCTGAACCCACTTTGCGCTGCGATCCAAAATCAAAGGCATCCCGGCATTATCTGGTCCGGCATAATGCTGCGCCAAATATGCGCGAAGCCGCTTGTATTGTTCTTCATTCATCGTTCCTTCCATCGTATACATGCCGGAAGGTTGCAGCCCATTTTTGTGCAAGCGCGCGTGCGAGGTTTCAAGCGCGATGCTGAGGCCGATGGCGTCACGCGCCACCTTGATAGCTTCAAGGCCCATCCAGCTATTCCAGGACGGCCCGCGCAAGTGCCAAATATCTGCGGCGGTCAAGGTTGCCGCGCGCCCGTCTTCAAAGGTGACGGTGTAAGTCATTGTCATGTCAGGGTTACGCTGCACCCAAACCTTGCCAGGCTCAATCGGTATCAATTCCACCACTTGCCCGCGCACGCGATTGACAAAGACAAAAGCGTTACCGCAAAGAACCAGATGGAAAAGCAGCGTTTCCCGAAACTCGAAGCTAGTCTGCCAAGGGTTCGGGCGCCGCGTCAGGATCGGCAAAAGCGGATGATCCAGAATGCGCTCTTTTCCGCCCGACTGCCGATGAAACTTGATTTCAGTTTGTGCCACGCCTTCGGCAATGGCGCGCGTGCAAGCCATGATTGTCGCAGCGCCAAGCGCGGTTGTGGTGTTAATCTCAATGCCAGCTTTGCTTTCAGGCCAGCGCGCGAAAGGTGGAAGCTGTTCGAGTGTTTTTCGCCCAAAGAGGCGCGACCAGAAGGGCATCCCGCCTCCTATTCCCAAAATGATTTACCGCCATCAGCCTGCGCCGTAGCGGCCCCTACTGCCATCGCCAGCGCGACAAGCGCATCAATGCGGTTCACCGCCTTGCGCTTGGAAAACCAGAAATTGCCAAACGGATCGTTTTCCGTTGTGGCGCTCATCATTGCAGAAATCAGCACCGGCGACCGCCGCAGCCGTATCCGCTTTTCGAGAATAAGCTGCTCCAGGATCAGCTTAGAACCTGGCATCCATAGCCCTTGCGCGCCCTTTTTCTTGCCGCCTTGGGGATGCTCCACAATGGGCAGCGTCACGCCAAGGCCATCAAGCTCCGGCTCAAAGTGCCGCTTGAAGCCGTAGCTGTCATAGGCCACCGCCGCGATTTCATAAAGCCCGACCAATTCCGCCAAGCGCGCGGCGACAAAATCAAAGCGCACCATCCGGCCAGGCGCGGCATTCAGAAAACCGTCCTTAACCCAAAGGTCATAGGGCACGTTATCCCGCAACGCGCGCTCGGCAAGTGTATCTCCGGGCGTCCAAGCCTCAACCCAAGCGTCAAAGGTCGGCAACCGCGCCGTGGTGCCATCCTCGCCCGGCATGTCCACAAAGCCGGTCGGCACAACAAAGGCCAGCGCGGTCAAGTCTTGCGTGGCGGAAAGGTCCAACCCACAGAAAACCCGCTCGCCGGTATGTTCCGTTTCCGGCTCAAACTCACTCAGGACCGCTTCAAGCGCGGGACGAGACATCCAGGCGGTATCGCTTTCCGTCCATTGGCAGAAATGCAACCGCAAGATGTTGTTAAGCTTGCCCGGTATCGCCTTGGCCTGCCGCACCACCCCGGCGAGGTAGTCCGGTTGCACTGTCACGCCTAGCAGCGGGTTTGCCTTTACCCAACAGGCCGGGTCTTCTAGCGGGTCATCGCCGGGGTCTAGGCCACACACAAAAGAGAAGGCCTCGTCATCCAGCACTTCCCCGACAAAAGTATAAGCCTCGTCCGGCTCCCGCGTCCCGGCTGCCACCCGCACCGCGTGTTGATGCTCTTGCCAGCAAACCGACTGCCGGTCAGAGCCTGAATTGGTCGCCATAATCAGGAGCGGTTGCCGGCGCCATTTGAACCCGCGCTCCAGCATTTCAATCATGGTGCCGTTGCGATGCTCGTGGACTTCATCGCACAACGCGCAACTTGGACGCGGGCCAGACTGGCCATCATCGCTTGAGATCGGACGAAAGAAACTGCCCGTCTTGAAGTCCGCCAAATTCCACACCGGATTGCCGCCGCTTGGCGTCAACCGCTTTTCCAGCGCCGGGCTTTGCTGAAACATCGCAACCGCGTCCCGGAACAGGACCATCGCTTGGTCCTTTTTGGACGCCGCCGCATAAACCTCGGCCCGGTCCTCGCCGTCCGCAGTCAGGCAATACATCCCGACGCCGGCCATAAGCGGCGACTTGCCGTTGCCCTTGGCAATCTCAATATAGGCCCGCCGAAAGCGCCTTGTGCCGTCCTTCCGGCGCCAGCCAAACAAGCTCCCGACGATAAATTTCTGCGATGCGTGAAGCGTGAAGGGGCGGCCCTCAAACTGCCCGCCGTTCAGTCTAAGCACCACTTCAAAGAACGCTATGGCGCGGTTCGCCGCGTCAACATCCCAAGTCAGGCCGCGCGCCTTGGCGCCGTTCATATCCGCCAAGTGCCGCTGGCAGGCGTTCCGCACATGCGGCCCGGCTACTATGCGGCGGGCGGTAACGTCCTTCGCCCAATCGGTCGCCGGGTCAAGCGAAGAACCGGGCGGCGGGGTCTTCTTTTTTGGCGCCTTCGCCGTCATGCGCTTTCACCTTGCTACGCGCCGCTGGCGTCTGGCCAAATTCCACAAGCCAAGCCTTCAAGCGGCGGTCTGCATCCATCAGCGCCGAATAAGCCGGGCGCATCCGCTCCATTTCGCCGCCAGCGTTAGTCTCAACCACCTGAAAACGGCCATGAGCGGCAATGTCTTGGCGTAGCGCCACAATCTCGGCGTAGGTCTCGGCAACCTGCTCCAGCGCCGCCGCATCGGCCTCAGTCAGCACGCCAGAACGATCCAGGATCGCAGCAAACCGCCCCCAGGCGACACGCGCATCCGGCGAAAGATGATCAGGAGGCGACGGAATGACGCGGGCAAGCTTCGGTTCGGCGCCGTTAAGGGGGCGCTTTCCAGGATTACCGGCAATCAGCTTCAAATGCGTCGGCTTTGGCCTTCTGCCGGCCATAACTTTTACCTTTCATTTCGCGGCACTGTGCGCGGAGG